GAATAGTATTGAAAGGAGTATTTCATGGGAAACCCCATTACAAAAAACAGGATGGTGGATGGTGGAGATCGCTGGGAGATCGGTGGCACGTTGGCGTTTACATCTGATGCCATCATCGAAGGCGGTGCCTTGAGCACCGTTGAAAGCGGAACACTCAACAATAAGGGCATCCATCACTACCAAATTGCACCCGCAGTCGCCAGTGCTACCGGTGTGCATGCAGCCATTGCATTGACCGATGCCGAGCAGGACATCACGACCGGCATCACAGATCCGGACGTACCACGGACCGTAACGGTGAAAGGCAATGCCTCCGGCATTACCGGCGACGTGGTGATCACCGGCACCAATATAGATGGCGATGAGATCACCGATACGATCGCACTCAATGGCGCTACGGAAGTGGAAGGCGTGAAAGCCTTCGCCACGGTCACCAATATCCATCTGCCTGTGGAAACCCATGCCGGAACTGATACGGTCAGTGTAGGCCGGAAGAATAAATTGGGCATGCCTGAAATTGTCTACAATGCTTCGCTGCTGTTGGTCAAGTTGTTCAACGGGTCCGCCGACACCGGCACACTGACTGTGGATTCGGATGAGGTTGAAAAGAATCTCTTTGCCATCAATGGCACGCCGGATGGATCCAAAGTACTCGACCTTTATTACATTGCGTAGGAGATTGTGATGACCAATCCTGCTTATGTGAACTGGGTCGTGATGGTCAAGGGCGACCAGGAGAAATCTGTTCATCCTGGCAATGTCGAGAACCATGAGCGCGCCGGTTGGGTGCGCAAAGAGCCAGCTGCCGCGGTGGAAGCAGATATGAATCCCGCCTATCAATCCCTGACCTTGACCGAGTTGACATGACTAACATTTTGACCGCCGCTGAAGCTGCCAATTTCGTCCGCACAGATGTGGGCGATGCGGTGATGCTGCAATTATTGCCGCTGGTTGATCAATATCTATTGAACGCCACCGGGCATGATTGGAAAGCTGACAGCTCGATTCACAAAACCGCCGTGACCGCGGCTGGAATGTTACTGGTCTATTGGTATGACGATCCCATGCTGATCGGGCAGGCACCGGCCGCACTCTCGGCAGCACTGGTGCAGCTGGAAGCTGAGGCGCTGAAATACCACAAGTACTGTTTCTATGGAAACAACGGCATTGGCGGTATCGCATTACCAGGCGCACTGGTCGGGCAGGTCGTGATCAGACTGGAAGGTGTGTATGGCGTTACCGGCAACCAGGCTACGAAGTTTGAGTCGGTGATCACCATCCAAAATCAAATCCAGCAGATCCACAGTGGCAATCTCGCTGGCAATCAGTATGCTGTGGTGCTCAAGCATCCCGCTGAAGATGTGAGTGCGTAATGTCAGACTTTACCGTCAACGTTGGCGATCTGCGGACCCGCATCACGTTCCAGTCGCCCACAATCAATAAAGACGCGGGTGGCGCACAGTCAGGAGCGTATGCTAACGTGGCTACGAATCCCACAGTCTGGGCGCAGTGGATCAACGATCACGGGCAGGAGTCTGTGGCGAGTGGCGCGGATGTTTCGGTGCAGCGTGCCACGGTCCGCGTTCGACATCGAACCGATATTGCGACCACCTGGCGCGTGCTCAAAGATAGCGAGCCCTGGAACATTCTCTCCATCGATCCAGTGCAGGATAAGAACCGCTGGGTTGAGCTGCGAGTCGAACGTGTGAAGGCAACTGTGTAATGACGACCAAAGCATCCTTCAACTTGAACGGCATGGCAAAGTATCTCGAAGATATTGTGCAAGCTGGAGTCGATATCGACCCAGCCGCCGATCGTGCTTTACAAGCTGGTGCAGAGGTTCTACTGCCTGAGATGCAGCGCCTGGTGCCGGTCGGAGATCCTGCTGAGGGTGATGAACATCCGGGCAACCTGAAGCGCAACCTCGTCATCGAAGGACCGACACAGGCAGGCAACTTGCATCAGATCGAAATCGGCGTGCTTGATGCGGATAAAGAAACTGCGATCTATGGAAACGTGCAGGAGTATGGATCACCTTCGAAACACATCCCGGCACAACCCTATATTCGACCCGCCATTGATGGCAAGAAGACTGCCGTGAAGAAAGCCATCAAGCAATCGCTGGTGAATGAAGGTTTTATTAATCCATGACCACCATCTTCGAACGTGTCAATACTGCCCTGGCAACCCTCAGCCCTGCTGTGACGTTTGCGATGGATGATCTGATCGGCTCGCTGCCTGACACCTATATCGTTTACAAGTTGATCGATGGCGTAGGCACTGACCACGCGGACAATATTGAGATCGCACGCGCCTATCGTGTCCAGATCAGCATCATGAACAAGAGCGGACTAGTTGGTCTGCCAAATGTAGATGGCGTGATGCTCGCTGCTGGTTTCACACTTGGACCCGAGCGTCAATTACCCAAAGATTCAACGACCAGCCATTACGGGCTGGCGAAAGATTATTTCTATCAACAATTTGCATTGCCCGCACGTGCGGGCTAAGGAGAAACAATGGACTACACCCTCATCAATGGCGTAGATAAACTCTACTATGCCAAAGTCACGCAAGATGACGCGGATGGCTATGCAGCCGATGCGCCGTTGCCCCTGGCGCCGCTTGGCGCTGCTGTGCAAACACCCAGTTCCAATAAGGATGTCAAATATTTCGATAATAAGGCGATGTTCAGCCTGAGCGCGGAAGGCGAAACCAAGCTCAAGTTTGATATCACCGACCTGCCGATCGAAACCCAAGCCGCACTCTTGGGCAAGGTCTACGACTCAACCACCGAGAGTATGTACGATGGCGATTCAACGCCGCCCGATATGGCAGTTGGTTTTCGCGCGTTGAACTCAGATGGCACGTACACCCTGTACTGGTTCTTGAAAGGCAACTTCACACCCTATGAAGAGACTGCCAACACCAAGACCGCTTCGCCAGATGCCAAGGGCATCAGCCTGGAATATACCGCCATCTATACCATCCATGAATTTGCTTTGGATGGCTCGATCACCAAATCGGTGAAGCGCCGTAAGAGTTCTAAGCAGGCAGATGTAGCAACCTGGTTCGATGATGTGAAAGTTCCTGTGGTTGGTTCACCCGCTTCGTTGACTGCCACGCCGTCACCGGTGGATGGTGCAAGCGCACAAGCCACCACAGTAGCTATTACCGTGACCTTCAGCAACCCGCTGGCTGCGGGCGCCGAACGCGGCATTGGGTTGGTCCGCGAGGATACACAAGCTGCCATTGCTGTGACCCGCTCGATAAGCGCCGACCGCAAAACGGTCACCCTGGCGCATGCTGCCCTGACCGCTGCAAAAACATATCTCATCACCGTCACCGGTGTAAAAGACATGTACGGGCAGAGTCTCACAGATGTTGTATACGATTTTGATACTGCCTAGTGCAGCGATCAGTGACTAGATATTAACCCTGCACCAGGTAAAAGCCTGGTGCAGGGAATAACTCGAAGGATTTTTTATGCCAACTTTTACACCGATCGTGCTGCATTTATATGACCCTGAAACCAGTGAAGTTATTGATACCAAAACTGCCTCGTTCGTCCCTTGGAAGATGCTCAAGCGCGGTATCCAACTGCAAAAGCAATTGGGTGATAAGTCCGCTGAAGAATACAACGAAGCAGATATCGACGCGATGACCAATTACATCATTCAAGTCTTCCCGAAAGGATTGACCGTTGAGAAGTTGGATGAGCAAGCCGACATCACGGAAATGATGGCGGTGATCACCTCGATCGTGAAGCGGGCCCGCGGCGTCATGGACCCTACCTTACCGCCCGCGGCATAACAACCGATGGCGGCGATGATCCCGACACGGTCCGGCAGGATTGGATCGTGGATATCGAATGTGCCATTGTAGATGCATTCGGCTGGAGTCTCTATCACATCGATGAAACCGATATTGAGAGCTTGATCCCGTTCATCTTCCGTTTTCCCAAATGGAAGGAGGCTCAGCCCAAACGAGATGGCTCAGCATCCAAACCAAGCTCCATCGATGCCAAGAATGCAAACTGGTTATAACTTATGAGCGTTGACGATAAACTTTCTGCCAAGCCCCAGATAGATACCACCGATTTCAAGACAGGTATCACAACCATGAACCGCGAACTCAAAGTGCTTGAGAGCGGTTTTCGCGCGAATGCTGCGGAGTTGGGTGATTGGTCGAAGAGTGCCACCGGGTTGGAAAGTCGCATCACAACCCTGAACAGCAAGATCGATATTCAGAAACAAAAAGTAGAAGCCACGCGGAAAGAGTTTGAACGGATCCGCACTGAACAGGGTGAGAATAGCCGCGCTGCCCAGGATATGGAGATCAGGCTCAATCGTGAGACTGAGTCGTTGGGGAACATGCAAGTTGAATTGAAATCAACTGAGAACGATCTCGTTGAACTGAAAAATAAATCCGATGATGCGGGCGAGTCGATTGGGCGAACTGCCAAGTTTAGCGACATCCTGAAAGGGGCACTCTCTGGCGTGCGTGGCATGGCGCGGGGTTTGGTCGTTGAACTCAAAGCTGTGGCAACCGTTGTCAAAGGAGAGCTAGCAGCATCATTGGCTGTGCTGAAGGTTGGCACGGGCAGCGTGTTGGCGCTCGGCTCCGCGGCATTCCTGGCAGGCAGCCTGCTGGTAGGCATGACACTCAAGGCTGGAGCAGCGGCTGATCAACTGGGGGAATTGTCAGATAAGACTGGCATCTCGGTGCAGCGCCTGCAGGAACTGGATTTCATTGGCAAAGTCATTGGCACCGACCTGGAGACCGTCACCGGCGCGAACGCGCGGTTGGTACGTTCGATGGCGTCTGCATCTGATGGCAGTGGTGAACAAGCCAAGGCATTCAAGGAACTGGGTATTTCAGTCACAGATGCGCGTGGCAATCTACGTGACACCAATGCCGTTTTCGCAGAAACGATCGATGCACTGGGCAGGATCAAGAACCCTGCTGAACGTGATGCATTGGCGATGGCGATCTTCGGAAAGTCTGCCCAGGAGCTCAACCCACTGATCAAAGCGGGTTCGAAGGGATTGGCGGATCTGACAGAGCAGGCGCATAAAGTCGGTGCGGTAGTGGATGGGGAAACTGTCAACGCACTGGGTAACTTGAATGATCAACTCGATATCTTCAAAACGGGCGCGAAGGGATTGGGCACTACCATTCTGGGTGCCTTTGCACCATTTCTGAGTGGTGCCTTGAAGACCGGCACAGGCTATCTTGAACAGTTGGTGCAATTAGTACGAGACTCGAAGGGCGACTTCGGCACGCTGGCTGGTAACCTGGGTGGCTTCTTTACCAGCATTATCCAGGATGTGGCACGTGCCGCGCCTGGGCTGATCACGGTAGGTTTGAAGATCGTAACGAGCATTCTAAAATCAATTCTCGCTGCGTCGCCTGCGCTTATTCAAGCTGCACTACAGATCATCACATTGCTTTCACAAACGATCATCACGAATTTACCGGTGCTGAGTCAGGCAGCATTATCCATTCTGCCGACACTGATTGATGCATTGTTGAAAGCTCTCCCGCAATTGTTCCAGGTTGGCACCAATATATTATTAACTATCGTAACTGCACTGACCAGCGCCCTACCAAACTTGATTCCACAATTGGCAGAGACGGCTGCCGGGTTGGTTGATCAGTTGTTGCGAGCGATCCAGACAGCGTTCCCCTTGTTGTTACCTGTTGCGATACAACTCATCCATACCCTGATCAACTTCTTGAAAAACAACCTGGTGCAGTTGATCCAGATCGGTATTCCGCTAATCTCGCAGCTCGTTCAAGCTATTCTGCCAGAACTTCCGAGACTTGTGGATGCGGCATTGAAGATCATTATTGCCCTGGCAAATGGCATTACGCAAGAGTTGCCAGCTTTGACTCCGGTCATTGTGCAGGTGATCCTGCAAATCATCGAAGTGCTGACAAACAACCTACCGCTTTTGATCAATGTGGCGTTGCAATTACTCCTGGCTCTTTCACAGGGCATTGTAGAAGCCCTGCCTTACTTGGTACAAACCACTCCCTATATTATCCAGACGATTGTAAATACGCTGGCCGCACAGCTACCATTGATTGCTCAAATGGCTGCTCAAATGATCAGGGTTCTGGTCGATGGTATTGGGCAAAACTTACCAATGATCATTTTTGCCGCTTATCAGATCCTGCGAACGATTTACGACACGATTGGACCGGTAGGTTCATTGAAGTTGTTATGGAATATTGGCAAAGGCTTCGTGACTGGCATTTGGCAGGGTATCCGCGATAACTGGTCAAGTTTCATTTCCAACATCCGCAGCTTCTTCACGAACATGATCACAACAATCCATAATATTCTCGATATGCATTCTCCATCTGGTGTTGGGATTGCGATTGGTAAGAATTTCATTTCGAGCATTGGTTCGGGCGGCAAGAAAGTCGCCAAGGATGTGCAGAAAATGTTCTCGCAAATGACCGGTCAATTATCCCTGGCAGCCAGTACTGGACTGAGCGTTGCAGGTCAGACGGTCAACAACAATAATTCTCAGTCGGTCAAAAATATCACCATTCCCATCACAGCGACCGTCAACAACAAGCAGGATGTCGATTACCTGGCACAGCAGATCATCAAACGCATGGCAGGCGCCTAATGAATATTGCATCCCATCTACGCATCACCGATGGCTCCACCACCAAGAACTTTTCGACTGGCGATGGCATGAAGCTCATCGAATATAAGCCGACCGTTGTGCCGTCGTTTGGCGTGCCAGTGGAAGAGCAGATCGTGGTCGAGTTTGTGGGCACGCCCGCCAATAACCGCACAGCATTGCAGAGTATCAATCGGCTTTTTGAGCAGGCGCGTAATTATCGTTTCACCGAAACGGGCTCGCGGGTCTATATTGAATTTGACCCAGCCAACAGCGGAACCTATTACCGCTCGCAGATATCGAATGGTTATATCGAAATGGATCAAGAAACGCTGTTGTGGCAGTTGGAGATCGGTCTACGGTTGACCATTCATTTCACCCGTGATCCCTTCTGGGAAGGTGCGTTGACCCAATTGCCGCTCACCAACAGCTATGACACTGGCGATACAGCCGGGCTGCGCATTGACAATACCAGTATTCAAGTCCCGTCCAGCACAACCATCACCTGGGATGATGGCACGCCGATCTTATGGGATACCGATGACGTGCTCGAATGGGATGATCTCGTTGGCGTGCAAAACTTCGTGGATATTTCTGGCGACGATATCCTCGGAGATCTGCCTGCCAATCTCAAGATCGAGATCGAGCACACCAAATCAGGCGCTGCCAAGACCAAAGAGTTTTTCATTTGGCACAACGTTTATTCCTTCCCCGGTTCATTCACTCATATGCTCGAGGCGGAAGATGCCACGGGCGCCACGGTCACAACGCACACCGATGCCAATTGTCAGAATGGTGAATATGCCACACTGGCATGGACCGCCACCACGGAAACGCAGATCGCAGAATGGACCTTGAGCGATGAATTGGTAGGCAACGCCGCGGGCGGTCGGTTTGCAGTGCTGGCGCGCTGGCGTGGAGCCTTTCCCTACACCAATTGCTGGACCCGCCTGGTGTTGCTCACTGCCAATAATAAAGTCTTGTGGCGCGGCGATCTGGTCAACGTGTCATCGACACGCGAATTAGTGCTCTTGAACACCATGCGCTTGCCGCCCTATCTGGCGAATATGGTCAACACGAAAAGCATCAAACTGCGCTTGTATGCCCTCCGCAATCAATCCGGCACTCATTCCATCGACCTGGACTATTTACAGTTTTCGCCGATCTCGGGCGATGCAGGCTGGAAGCGTTTCTTATCGGTGGATGATGGCATTGCTTATCAGGAAAAATTCATCCACGATGCGCTCGATCGCCAGGATTATCTGATGGATACGACCGATGGCTTGATCGCTGAATTCACTGCATACGGCGGTCCCATATTACTGATACCGGGCAGGAGCCAGCGCATCTACTTCAACACCTGCGACAAAGATGGCGCGGCAAAAACAAGCCAGACATTCAAGATCAAAGTTTGGTATCGCCCCACACGATCTGCACTCTAAGGAGATGATTCCTATGCCGAAAATTGGCGAAGCGCCTGCGGGCGAAAAAACAAGTTTAGATGGCACCGAAAAGCTACCGTTCACGGGGAGCGTGTGGGCATACGTCTCCAGGCTGGTGGCGTATCTATCAGGCGAAGGCACGCTGGCAACCAAATCGTATGTGGATGGCATTGCTGCGAACCTGGGCAAGCGCCAGCGCGTGCGTGCAGCGACAACTGCCAACATCACGATCAGCACCGCGTTGAATAATGGGGATACGTTGGATGGTGTTTCTCTGGCAACGGGCGACCTGGTGCTGGTCAAAAACCAATCCGCAGCTGCAGAGAATGGTGTCTACGTGGTAGGTACATCACCGGCCCGTTTTGCTGAGTTCGATACCTATGATGAGCACCCTGGCTCGTTGATCGCAGTGGAGGAAGGCACCACCAATGCTGACACAGTATGGTTGTGTACGTCCAATGTGGGTGGAACACTCAACACAACTGCGCTCGATTATTCGGCATTGTCCACGGGTGGCGGCACCGATGCGAACGCCTTTCACGATAATGTGGCTGGCGAAATTGACGCCCTCACGGAAAAGTCGACACTGGTTGCTGGTGATTGGGCGGTGATTGAAGATAGCGAGGATGGTTTCAGCAAGAAGAAAGTGAATGTCAACAATTTTGGTGGAGGCAGTAGCTTACTGACACCACCACCCACGAGTGGATGGACATGGGACAATCAATCTACTTCAACGCTTGTTTCAAATTCAGGCGAGGAGGCAATGGCAGCAGTTACTGGTGGCTCAGAACGCAGAATACGTTATCGAACACCTGCCAATTCTCATTGGAGAATGACTGTTCAAATGTCTATGCTGGGAGCAAGTGGTAGTGGTATGTGTTGTGGGTTTAGAGACAGTGGCGGCAAGCTAGTTCATTTTGATTTTTATAATTCAGGAACACTATATATTATGCGGTGGAACTCAGCAACAAGTTTTAGTGCTGCTGTTGCAACTCTGGCGGTAGCTGGGCAGATGTCTCCTTTGTGGTTTAGATGTGAATATGATGGTACCAACATCACATTTTATTATTCATTGAACGGCATATCCTTCCATCAATTCTACACAGAGACACTTACTGCTTTCCTGGCTTCGGGAACTCCTAAGTTTG